CTTGGAATCATCATACAGATAAAGTACCTTACATTGTAGAACATAAGTATGAGCCTGACTTTATAAAAGATAAAATACTTATTGAAGCTAAAGGTAGGTTCTGGGATCACGCAGAATATAGTAAGTACATCTGGATCAGAAAGTCTTTACCTGATACAATGGAACTTATATTTTTATTTCAAAAACCTTATGCTCCTATGCCAGGAGCTAAGAAAAGAAAAGATGGTACTAAAAGAACTCACGCTGAATGGGCAGAGTCTAATAATTTTAAATGGTATACTGAAGATACCTTACCGAAGGAATGGAAATAATGGCTTATGATAGTACTAAAAGAAAAGCTTACTATGAAGCTAATAAAGAAAAAGTAAAAGCTAGTAATAAAGCATACAGAGAAGCTAATAAAGAAAAAGCAATAGCTTACGCAAAAGCTTATTATGAAGCTAATAAAGAAAAAGTAACAGTTAGTAATAAAGCATACAGAGAAGCTAATAAAGAAAAAGCAATAGCTTACGCAAAAGCTTACAGAAAAGCTAATAAAGAAAAACTGTCGTCTAACAACAAAAAATATTACTTAAAGGTAAAGTATGGCATAACTCTAAAAGAAAAAAATTTTATATTAAAAAAACAAAACAATAAATGTAAGATTTGTAAAATAACAATTCATAAAAATAAAAAACTTAAGAACAATACAGCTTGTATAGATCATTGTCACACAACAAATAAATTAAGAGGTATATTATGTTCTATGTGTAATAAAGGACTTGGACATTTTAAAGACAACACAGAAATTTTAACAAACGCTATTGATTATTTAAAGGAAGCAGAAACTTTACCAGAGGAGTTTAAACAATGACAGACGTAGTTAATAATCCAGAGCATTACAATCAAGGACAAGTAGAATGTATTGATGCAATTAAAGCTATGCTTAGTATAGAAGAATTTATAGGCTACTTACGTGGTAACTCTATGAAGTATCGCTGGAGATTTCGATATAAAAACGGACTAGAAGATCTACGTAAAGCTGAATGGTATGAAAATAGATTACTTAATGCTTTAGAAGAATCACAAGAAGAACTAAAAAATTATAAGTATATGAATCAATATATACCTAACGGTAAAATAAGAAAAGGGTGGAAAAAATGATTGGAACTTTATTGTATATGATTCCTTTTTTTGGAATGTTAGTAGGTACTTACTTTATCTATACTGAAGATATGGCTGCAGGATATATTATGGCAGTATTGGCTTTAACTCAAAGTCTTATTTGTCTTTCGTATATATTAAAACAAATAGTATTAACAGGTACTGATGGAAGATTAGAAATGGAAGTAGAGTTATGGGATGCTCTTATGCCTGTCATCTTCTTAGTATTATCTGCTATTTCTTTTTTATTAATTAATAACAAATTATTAGGAACAATAATATGACACAACAAACTAACGAACTACCAACAAACTATCAACAGTTTATACATCTAAGCAGATATGCTAGATGGAATGAAGAGAATCAACGCAGAGAAACGTGGGAAGAAACAGTAGATCGTTACTTTAATTTCTTTGTAACACACATACAAAAGCTTGAGCCTGATACAGCACACGTTACTATAAAGGTACGTGATGAATTAGAAGAAGCTGTACTTAACTTAGATGTTATGCCCAGTATGAGAGCATTGATGTCAGCAGGTAAAGCATTAGAGCAAGATAACGTTGCAGGGTTTAACTGTAGTTATGTAGCTGTCGATAACGTCAGAGCCTTTGATGAAACNNTATACATACTTATGTGTGGTACAGGTGTAGGTTTTAGTGTAGAACGTCAGTACGTTAATCAACTTCCTGATCTACCTGAAGAACTATTCAATACAGATACAGTTATAAAAGTAGCTGACTCTAAGATTGGGTGGGCAAAGTCCTATAAAGAACTACTGTCGTTACTGTATGCAGGACAAATTCCTACGTGGGATGTTTCCAACATTAGACCTTATGGTGCTAGACTTAAAACCTTTGGTGGTCGTGCTAGTGGCCCTGCTCCGCTTGAAGAGTTATTTGATTTTACTATTAATATATTTCGTGATGCTATTACAAAAGGACAACGTAAGCTTGTGTCTATAGACTGTCACGATTTGATGTGTAAGGTTGCAGAAGTAGTAGTCGTAGGAGGAGTACGCAGAAGTGCTTTAATCTCCTTGAGCAACCTGTCAGACAACCGTATGCGTAATGCCAAGTCAGGTGCCTGGTGGGAAGACAATCAACAGAGAGCGTTATCTAATAACTCTGTAGCCTATACAGATGCTGCAGAAACTGGTGCGTTTATGCGTGAATGGTTATCTTTGTATGAGTCTAAAAGCGGTGAACGTGGTATCTTTAATAGGCAGGCCGCAGAAAAGCAGGCATCAAAGAACGGTAGACGAGAAGACTATAAAGACTTTGGTTGTAATCCTTGTAGTGAAATTATTCTACGCAATAAACAATTTTGTAATCTTACTGAAGTTGTAGTTAGAGCAAACGATACAGCAGATACTCTTAAAAAGAAAGTAGAACTAGCTACTATACTTGGTACGTTTCAGGCTACACTTACAAACTTTAGATACCTTACAAGTAAATGGAAACAAAATACAGAAGAAGAATCGTTGCTTGGAGTATCGCTTACAGGTATAATGGACAACGTTAATATGATAAACGGCAAGATAGATTTACAGGAGTTGAAAGATTTATCCGTATCTGTTAATAAAGTATGGGCTAAGAAACTAGGTATCCCCCAATCCGCAGCAATAACGTGCGTCAAACCTAGCGGAACAGTTAGCCAACTGGTCGATAGTGCTTCTGGTATTCACACTAGACATAGCCCATACTACCTTCGTACTGTTAGAGCAGATAAAAAAGATCCGTTAGCTAGAATGATGGTAGATGCAGGAGTCTATTACGAAGACGATCTTACCAAGCCAGAGCATACCTATGTGTTTTACTTTCCAATGAAGAGTCCTAAAGGCGCATATACTAGAAAGGACTTTACAGCTATTGAACATTTAAATATCTGGAAAGACTATCAAGATAAATGGTGCGAGCATAAACCTTCCGTAACAATCTCAGTTAAAGAAGATGAATGGATGAGCGTAGGTGCTTGGGTAAAAGAAAACTTTGATGATATATCTGGTATCTCTTTCTTACCTTACTCAGATCATTCATATAAGCAAGCTCCTTATCAAGAGATAACTTATAATGAATATCGTAAGTGGTTAAAGAAAACTACAGACACAGTAGATTGGTCTAAGATAACAGAGTATGAGACAGAAGATAATACTGAGAACACTAAAGAATTGGCCTGTAGTGCAGGTACTTGTGAGATAATTTAATGGCTAGAAAAAAAAGGACAGAAGCAAAACTATTAGGCTATGAAGTTTTGTTTAATAAACAAGGACAGTTAATTACTGAAAGAACAAGTACAGACATTACCGTGTTAGCTAAACAATTAACTAAAGAAGACTTTAACCTACTACAGTCGACAGTAAGAAGCGCGACAAGAGAATTAGACGAAGTACATAATAAAATAGAAGCGGACTTAAATGCTCGTAAGTCTTAACTTCCTTGTTTAATATTAATAACAGAAGAACTTCCTCCGTTAGTAGTGACTCTGTTTACTTTACCTTCTTGTTCAATAGTTATACTGTACGAACCATCTTTAGATACGTTCATCTCTAGTGTATCTTCTATAGACCTTAAGAACTTTAAATTAGTATCTGTAACAAAGGTACTGATCTGAGTATCTCCATCATAACCTACTGCTGTACCTTTAACTCCATCTGCAGATAGGGCTTTGTTTGCTTTACCTAATTCATCGACTTCCTGAATTACATCAAGTAGATCTTCAAGGAAGTTACCTGCTAGGTAGTCTATGTCTAGCTCTGTATATTCTAAATCATCTTCAGCTAAATCATCCTGTTCTAGCTCGTCAAACTCTAAGAAGTCTACGTCTAATAGATTATCTACAGCAGCAACTGATTCGTCTGTTTGAATCTCTTTAGTCTCTGGAGGATTTACAATGAGCATATTGTCAATCATATCTAGTGTCAGGTCTAGTATAACTGAAGGAGTAGGAGGAGTTTCAAAGTTGTATACTGTAGTAGCTTCATAGGCTTTGGTAAGGACTACCTGTCCTAGTGCTGTGTCTACAGTTATCTCACCACTAGAGTTACCAAACTCATCAGGGAGTAGGATCACTAAAGTTTCTCCAGTTTCTTTAACAGTCAGCGTGAAATCTGTGCCGCGAATTCCAATGGTGGCCGCATTGGTACGGATAGTAATATTATCTTTAGGTATACGTCTTTTAGTTTTAGAACTTATGAACCTGCCAGTACCTTTCACAAACGACAAAGCCATTGTAGATTTAGCAGGATCAGGATCAAACACAAACTTATCTATAGTTACATTGCTGTGTTCTGTTAGACGTATGGTTGTATCATCTCTAAACGTAACACCCATTCTGCCTTGCGCAGTTTCTAGTTTGTCCATAGAGTTAAGCGAGAAATNAATCTCGCTCTCATAAGGTTTNTCTCTTACTACTCTGGTNTTNCCNTTTAACTGTGTAATGCTTCCAATATCAACATCCAACGCTTGTGCCTTGATCGTCTTGGTTAATGCAAACTGTACCGTTAGAACCAGTAGAAGTAACTTTAAGCCAGTCATTATCTTGTGTGCTTTGCTGATCCACATCGAAGGCTCTTGAGCTTCCTGTGTGTGTAAGGTGAAAATACCCCTGCGCATAACCATCTCCATCATAGTTTACTGTGTTACTGTCACCATCTATATTCATATAGTTAGTTGCTGAGTCTACATCAATGTCAGCGTTAATAGTATTACTAGAACCCTGTACAGTCCAATCTATATCTGCACCACTTGCTAAAGCTGCAGTAGCTAAATCAAGTGTGAAGGTGTTGGTACTGCCTGTCACTTGGACATTAACGTTAGAACCATCTGCGCCAAACGCATTGGTCGGATCCATCTTAGATGTAAACGTGTTGGTGTCACCATCAAAGTTAAAGTAACCAGTGTATGTATCTGCGTACATATCCCCTAAGAACTTGTTAGTATCTCCTATTTGATTTATATCTAATGTCATTGAGGTTCCATCAAGATCTAATGCAGTCATTGAACCTGCTACTGCAGTAAGACCACCTATAATGTTACCACTACCTAATTGCTCAAGATCTATGTTAGCTGTAGCTCCTACTTGATCTACAAAGATCTCGTTGTCTGAAGCTGTCGCGGAAACGCTAACAAGCACCAACAAGCTAATTAATTTATTCATATCTCCAATACCCCCTAGTAATTCCTACTTTTATTATTTCTAATACACCTGCTTCTATTGCTTTTTGTAGAGCTATAGCGCTGCTTTCGTTTGCTGCAACTCCTCCTTCTACTTCTATAAGCTTTGTTCCTTCAGATATAAATCTAAACAGATCCTGAGAAACACCTGCTGAAGTAACTGTCTTTGATATCAATACTTCTATTAATACTTCTCCTGTCGATACAGAAACAAGTCTTAATGAAATAGTAATCAAATCTTCTCGGTACTCTTTGCTTGATCCTAGACCTAACGCTCTGGCTCCAAGCCCTCCAGATTTTATGTTAGAGTCATAGCTAAGTACACCGCCTTGTAAAAGCAATCCTGCTAATAATAAAGGTTTTACAGTACTGTCCTCTTCAAAAGAATCACGTGTACTGCGAATTAATTGTCTTTCTTTAGTAAGTGAATCAAGTCCTACACGTTCTGCAACTTGAAAGAACTTACCATCTGCTGCGTGTTTCAAAGCCCTAATAAGAAAAGCTTCCGGGGCTTGGGTAATTGCAGTACTAAATAATGCAAACTGTCCGTTGCTTTTACGTTGGCCTGTATGGTCTCTAAAGCTATTAGGATAGATAGCTATGACAGGCTTACGTTTAGCAGGACGTACATTTTTTAATTCTTCTGATTGTAAATCTAGTATCGAAGAACTTTTAATTATTATATTAGGTATACCACTACCTTCTAAGATATTACGTGAGGCACAACTAGAAAGTAAAGTCACCAATAGGCACAGTAATATTAGTTGTACCACCTGTTTCATCTGTAACTGTAAGCGTAATTGTATCTGCTTCAACAACGTATTCAATTGTATTACCCTCTAGTGTTAGTTTACCTTCTTTCTGTGGTGTCTCCCCAAACAAAGACTCCACCATCTGTCGCGATAGCTGTGCATAGATACGGCTTTCTAAGTTTCTTATAAACCTAGCAAGCGTTGTGTTGTCTGCTTCTCTAGCTAACTGATCTGTGTAAGCTTTGATCTCTTCTTTAATTGTAGCTTTGCGAGTAGCTTCTTGGTTCTCAATAGTAAGGTAGTGGCTCGATGTATTTATTCCTGAGAAGCTAGGGCTTTTAAAACTGTAGATTAATTGATCGGCTTTAATATGAGACACAAAAAAGATTATTAGTAACGTCCAACTAATAACTAAAAGTTCTTTATCTTTTTTTAGTTTCATTTATTGTATTCTCTTCTTTAAGTTCTAGTACCGTATTTACTTTCTGCTGAAGTCTAATCATATCTTGATCTAATAAACGTAACTGATCTGTAAGTCTTATGATAGTTACTTTCATTTCCTGTACAGCAGGATCAATCTTATTAGTGATTGTCTGCCATACAAAGTATACAAAGTATCCTAGTCCTACGACCATTACTACAGGGAATCCAAAGTCTGATACTACTTGTACAATATCCATTACTTAAATTTCTTTTGTATGTACTTTATCCCTGCGTATATTGATAAACCATAGATAGCAAATAGACTAAGCGATCCAAAGACTATGAAGTAATCAGAAGGATAGAGATAGATAAGACCAAAGATACCATCTACTGCTGCTTCTACGTCACCTATTGGTGCATAACTAATCTCTTCTTGCATCTATACGTCCGTCCTCTACAAAATTCTCAGCTCTAGCTATACGTTCTAGATCAGGCGATAAACCTAATGCACTACTAACGCTAGTATCTATACGAATCATATCGTTATTCATAGTAGAAGCTCTAGTAATTAACATCTTAGAAATAGCCTGTACTGTTTGTATCTCACCTACTAAACCATCCATTAACTGTTTCATTACAAGGAATATAAAGTAAGCCATAATAAGACCACCTGCTACAGGCAAGCCTAGTTCAGCTATTAATCCAAAGATACTTTGCATCTAACCAAATTCATTTTCTAATGCGTTTAGTTTATCCTGTGCTTGAGCTAGTTTATCTATCTGTTCATCCATAGCTTCTACAACATCAGGATGTTCACCGATACCTACACTATTATTAAAGTATATTTCTAGATTAGCTTTTGCTTCTGCTTCTTGTGCTTCGTATTTAAGTTTTAAAGCTCTATATAAAGTTGTTTTAGTAACCATAATTAATCATCTTTTTTGTTAGTATTACTTGCGCCAAAGTAAAAAGAAATAATAGCACTTGCAAGTCCTCCAAGGTATCCTAAGACTAAGTTAATCAATGCCTCGCTGTTCTGCTCTGGAGGCTGCAGAGTTACTAGGAATATGTAGCCCATAAAACCACCTACTACTGTTACACCTATGATACGTGCTGTCCAATCTTTAGAGAATTTACCTCGTGCATCCTGGATATCTTTAGTCTCTAAAGCATATAAATCTACATCTAACTCTTTCATCTTAATGTCAAAATCTTTATCTATTTTCTTAAGTTCAGCTAGTTGTTCTGGTGTTGCAGCTTGTATAGCCTGTTCTATTTTCTTAGGATCGTTATCAACTCCAAGTACTTCGGAGACCATCTTAGCTGCCATCCCACCCATCGGGCCACCTAATGCCGTACCGATTGTTGGAGCTACTGCACCTATTATTCCTTTAACACTTTTAAGTAAGTTTAAATTCATTTCCACTCTCTCTTTCTTTTAGTTCATCGGGGGTAAATCTTATGTCGCTTCCTAGTATTTTATCTACTGATTGCATTGCTACTTCTAAAGGCATTTCTGGTATGCCTTCAAGATGTGTGTGCAAAAGTTCTTCATAGACTCTACGAAACTTTTCACGCTTAAGCCACGGTAAGTCCTGTTTAGTCCTCATTTTACAATCAATACGATACCCCCTGTCTAAATCATCTTCGTGGTACATTATAAGTATATCGTCTGTAAACATATCTGTAGTCATTCTAATCCATATATTTTGTGTAGTTCTTTAGGAACATAATCATAAAGCATATTTTCAGGAAAAATTTCTTGTGGTATATATCCTAATTTTTCTCCTACATCTAAACCTAATCTAACTACTTCTTTATTAACATCTTTTTCATTAGCTAAATTTTTATTTATTTTATATATTGTATGTTTAAGTTTTTTAGGATTATTAAATTCATCATATTCAATTTCAGATAATCTATAATTTCCTGAATTAGTTTTACTAAAATAAAAACCTGCTTGATTATCTTGTTTTAAATTTTCTAAAGAAGGCATACCTTCATCAATATATTCTTGATCTCCAAACTTACGAAATAAATTATTTAATTTTTCATCTAACTCTAAAGCACTATTTGTACTTGCTGTTGGATTATTTTTAACAGCTTGTCTTGATTTTTTTATTTGTCTTTGTGCCATTTTAGTAAATAATTTAGTAAGACCACCAAAAACATACTGTTCTCTTTCTTCCAGTATTATTTTTCTAACTAATCCACCTTTATTAAACTGTTGTTTATTATCTAACAAAGATTCTACAGTAAGATTATTATAAACAGGATGTTCTTTTCCTCTAACAGAAATTTTACCTATAATATCTCCAAACTTTAAATCTCCTTTTGTTGTTGGTCGTAATCTAGGCTCGCTTGTTTTTTTAGCATAACGACTTAATTCTACTCCTTTAGGAAAATCTGTAGATAAAGAATAATAATGTTTGTTCCCGGTTTCTACTGAAACTATAGGAAAATTTCCTTGAGGATTAGGATCAAAACCTTTTGGAGTTACAAGCCATTTCCATCCTGCTTTCTTTTTAAATAAATTTGTTCTAATAATTTTACCAGAAGTTTCTGGAGGTTCTGTAAAAATTTCTTTAGATATACTTAAAGAAGCTTTACCTTCAGAGTCTACAGAAATGTTGGCTTGTTTAGGATATTCTCCTGTTATATCTTTTGGGCCTTTTTGATCCATTTCTATATATCTTCCTCCTTCTGTAAACTCAAAGTCTTTTAAAAAAGGTTTATATGCTTTATCTTCTTTATCTAAAAATCGTTGAGGAGCTGGCATTACTTTTCTAGATAATCTTTGTGCTAACTTAGAAGCAAGACCACCAAAACCTAACTGTTGTCTTCTATTTAATATTTCATTTCTTATTTTTGCTCTGTCTTCTTCAGCTTCTTTAGGAGTAGAATAAGGAAGCAATTTACCTTCTTTAACTAAAGATTCTATTCTTTTTAAAACAAAAGAATCATCTTCTAATTTTTTAGTATAAGGATTCCATTTATTAATTATATAATGTTTATCAGCAGCTGTTCCAAGAGAAGAGGTAGCCATACTAATTGTTTTTCCTTCATTATCTAAACCTGTAGCTTTATTAGCCACAGAGTAGTTATGTATTTCTTCTAAATATTTTTTATTAAGATCATATCTTTTTTGTTTTTGTTCTAATGTAAGAGACTCTCCACCTTCGTTGTATTGTTGTCTTCTATTTAACGCAGAAGCCATACCGCCACCATAGGCTTTAGTTCTTTCCATAATCTCTGTAGGTAAGAATTGATTTTCTCTAAGTAATGTATAGCCCTCTTTAGTCTCTATAGCATCATAGCCTAGTTTAAGTAACTGATGTCTTACCAAGAAACTTTTGCTCTTAGCAATAACAGCTTCTTTCTCAGGTGTTCGATCAGGATCGTTATTAAGGACATCATCTCTTATTGCTAAGTTATCGTTAGCGGCTTTAATAATCTCTTTACCTAATATTTTATCTTCAATCTTAATTAAACTATCTATATTTTTATTAAGCTCTGCCTGTACTGCATCAGGTGTAGCTGTATCTATATTTAATTTTAACACATTTCTAAATTTAATTTTACCTGCTACGCGTACTGCACCTCTTGCTTTATTTTTATTTGTAGTTACAGGAAGCCCTATGGTAGTAGATTGTCTTACGCTATTTAGTCTGTTAGAAACTGTATTGCCTTTAAAGCCTGTGTAGTATGTTTCTTTAATGTCTAGATCAGGAAGAGTTTCTTTTGAATAAATACTGATAGGATTTTTATCTAAAATAACATTGTATTCATCTTCATCTTTAGTAAGATAACCGTACATTTCATCAGTATCTGTTATAGAAACTTTACCGCCTTTTGCAAAAGCTCCTCGCTCTTCTTCGTCTTGAAATAACACACCTGCCATTCCACTATAAGTATTAGGTTGTCCTCTTACTTTACGTTCATCAGGTTCTGAAATAACATTTAATACATCTTCTACTACACCACCTTTACTTTTTATTTTTCGTACAATATCTGGAGTATCTCCAGTTTTACTAGCCCAATATCTTTTAGTAAACGTATTTAAAGCTCTTCTAGAATCAGGAGACATTAAAGAATATCCTGGTGTATTTTGACTTAACCAAGTAATAGGATCTGTATTATAAGCAATACCGTCAGCAATATCAGAAACAAAAGGGCCTCCAAACATTTTAGTTATTACAGGAACAAAGCCTCCTCCTCCTAATGTTGCACCTTTATATCCTCTATAAAGATATGACGCAGGGCCACTTAAACCTGTTCTATCAAAGCCATCTATTACCTGTTGTTCAATAGGTTTATTTCCGCTTTCTCCACGGCTTCTTATATTATTTCCAATCATTGCAACGCCTGTCATCATCGTCATAGCTGCTGCTGTTCTAGGAGCATTAGCAGCAGGATAACGAATTGTATCTCTAGCCATTTGTTTAAGAACAGTATTATTAAAAACAATAGGATAGTTTGCAAATTGTATTAATACTTGAGAAACAGGATTTCCAAACCATAAAGGTTTATTAGCATTAGATGCAGAAGGATTTAAAATTATTTCTTTTGAAAAACTTTGTGCGCCAGGTATTACTTGAGTATCAAAAAACGCAGAATCTTGCCATTGTTTTACATTAAATTTACCTGCAACAAAAGAAGCATTATAAGTATTTACAGCATCGTTAGCATCAATACCTATTTCGTGTAATTGTTCTCTTCTTCTTTGAATAGCAGTTTTAGTAAGTTTTATATTTCCCCACTTAGTTTTTCCGCTTGCTAGTTCTGCTGTAATTCTTGTAGTTCTTTCTTTAGCATAATTAAAAGCACCCATTTGCACACCTTGTGTCCATTGAGATAATAAAATAGAATTAAAAAACATAGTATTAATATTTTTTAAAGTTGTATTTTGAATATTTTCAGAAAACATACCGTCAACTCTATCTATCATAGCATTTTCAACAGCTATGCCTACTCGTTGTACTTCTAAAAATTCAGGATCTGTAAGATCTTTAAAACTATTTATTTCTCTGCCTGTAGCTAACTTCATTTGTTCCCAAAGTCTGCCGTTTTTCCCCCAATTTTTTTTAATTTGTAATCCTAATGCATTTTTAAATGCTTTTACACCTGCTGGTGTATCTGTTATATCTGATCTACTTAATATAATAAAAGGTTCTGTAATACTAGAAAGAGTAGCTCCTGTAAGGTGCGCCATAGTTTGTGTTGTCCTAACAAAATCAATACCTGTTTTAACTTTAGAATTTAATTGCATATGTGCAGAAGGATCTCCTACAACAGATTTTTTAAGAGAACGTAAACCGTCTAGGATTTCTATTACTTCATCTTCTGAAAATTTGCCGCTATCTAATAATTCATCTCTTATAGGTTTTATATAAACTCTTTCAAAATTGTCACCTAAACCAAAATATTTTTGTTCATTTATTTTACGTCCCATTGCTTGAGCATAATCAGACAATAACGGTAACATATTTATATTAACAAAACCGTTAGCTATAAGTTCTTCATCGTTTAATTTACTCCAAACTCTTTCTCTTAAAAATTCAGATTTTCCTCCTGAAGAATCTGTTGCAGTTTTAGGCAAGTATTTTTTATTATGTAAATCTGCTAACAACGCATCTGCTTTTAATTCTTTAGCTTTTTGCAAAACAGCAGCATCGTCATAGCCTAACCTTCTAAGAGTTTCGTCAGTAGCGTCTAAAGCATTATTTTCTTGTTTAATAACATATTTAGCCAAGTCTAAAAAACTATCGTGTCTTTGTAATATTGTTTCTCCTTTAATATAAGGAGAATCTAATTTTTTAAAATACTCTTTATCTATTGTTTCATCAGCAACATCCGTACCTTCATATTCAGGAGCTTTATCATAATCAGGTTGTCCTTTTCTTTCAGCTCCTCCTGTACCTGTTCTAGGAGGTACTTCACTATCAAGAGTAACTTTTCTTTTTGGTTTAACATCAATAGGATCTGCGTGTCCTGAACGTACTAACATTTGTCTAAAGATTTCTAAAGACTCTGGAGTTGCTGTAATAGCTGCGTAATTTAATACTCTGTGAAAATAATTAGGTATTTGTTGATCTTCTTTTAATAAAGGTCTTAATACTTTTGTACCATCAGGTTGAATTTGCATAACATTGTTAGCGTCTTCTTGTATTTGTTTAAAAAAATATCTTATTTTAGCAGCGCCTTCGTACATTTCTTCTGTAAACTCTAAACCATATTTTTCTTGTAATGCTTCTATCTCTGCAGATATTTTATTATTGCTTTTTTTAATATTTAAATTTACAAAAGGTTTATTAGGATCTTTAGGGGTTACTATAATATAATCGTCTAAAAGATTTCCTTTAGTTAATAAATAAGCTAAAGATTTATTATCGTTTTCTGTTAATCTAACTCTAAGATTAAACCAACTTCCGTCTGTATCTCTAACTCTTTTAAAAGTATCTTGTATTGTTTGTAAACTTTCATTAATAAAAGTAGTGTAAGCAGCACTGGAAGCTTCTGAATCATTAGCATATCCTGTATCGCCTGCTTCATCTGTAGAACGTAAAGGTTTATCAATAACTTCTGTTCTAGCTTCTTTACTAAAAATACGTTGTAAAGCTTTAGGAGCAAAATTTAATAAAAATTGTTTTAAACCTGGGCTTTGTTTAGCTACTTCTATAAATCGAGCAGTAGATTTTCCTGATGTATTAGACATTATTTTATCTAAAAGTATCTGAGCGCGTTTAAGTTCTTGAAATTTTTCTTCAGTAGGAGGGCCTATATCATTTTCTATTTCAATATCATCTATTATTTTTTGTGTTTTTCTTCTTAAATAATAATTAGCTGCTTTATAAATTGTTCCACCAAATATTCCACCTGCTGCTGTTCCAATTTTAAGTGCTGTTTTAACTTCCTCTGGATCTATTTCTTCTTGTGTTCCTATATTTACATTTGCTAATTGTGTACCGTAATTAATACCACCAGCATCTATAGCTCCCTCTGTCATACCTATACTTACTGCTCTAACAGTTCCGTTTTGAGCTACTTTAGTTAAACCCTGTTTAAGAGCTTGACTGGTTGCTAAACGAGCTGCCGTATTTATAGACACAGCAGCTAGGCCTCCTGATTTAATAGTAAGATAAGCAGCTACCCAATTAGCAGGATCTACAAATATATCTATAAATATATCTTTAAAAGCTTCTAATTGTTCTCTTGGTTCTCTTATTTCAGCGTTCTCAAAAGTAGGTCGTAAATAAGCATAATCTTTTTTATGTTGTGTTGACCAATTTTTAGAATCAAAACCTAACGCAAAAGTATCTCCTAAAGACCAACTAGAGTCTCTTAATGTTTCAGCAATATCTTCACTTTCTCCTTCTTCTCTTAACCATCTTTCCGCTACAGTAGGAAAATCTTCTCCATCAGAATTTTTAGGGCCTCTTCCTTCTTTTAAATCTGTATACGAATAAGTTGTTTCTGTTTCTTTTTGTGAATTATTTAATACTCTGTTAATTCTATTTAGTTGAAAACGAGTTTCGTCATCCATACCCTCTTCTATATATTCTTTTTCAGAATTATTCCAATAAGTATTTTTAGATTGTATTAAACCTCCTTCTGGTACAGGAGTTAATTCTTTGTTATTTAAAGAAGCCATAATTTCTAATTCTTCATTATTAAAATCTATATCTTCTTTATCTTCTGGAATATTAATAAATTTTGAAAGTTGTATAGGCTTTGTAGTTTCTATAGGCTTTGTAGTTTCTATAGGCTTTGTAGTTTCTGCAGGAAGCTCTGTAGTTTCTGCAGAAAGCTTTGTAGTTTCTGCAGGCACAGGAATATCTACAGACTCAAAGCCTATATTTCCCATTTGTTCTTGTAATTTTCCTTGTTCTATCCTGCGTCTTTTTTCTTCAGGAGTTTCAAGTTGAAGAGGGCTGGCCATAATTAATTCCTAAAATATTTTGTTATAACTTGTTTCAAAATTCTTTATAATTGGTTTTAATTCTTTTTCACTTAAGCCAACTCCTTTTATTTTAGGTTTATGATGTACATTATAATATAAAAATTCTAAAGCTTTTCTTTCTTCTTTTGAACCAGGAACAGCATTTATATAATCTCTAAGATTTTTACTTCCTTTTTCTGATAATCTTTCTCCAGTTCTAATATCAAAAGGAGTATCTTCAATGTAATTAGAAAGAGCTAACAAACTTTGACTTTCTTTAGAAACATTATCTAACGAAACAAAACCTTCTTCTTTCATTCTAATTAAATCTTGAGGTACTTTTACATTTATTCTTCCTAATTCTCTTGATAAACGATTGTAAGCAGTATTTAGTGAATTTTGTTGACCTTCTTTATTAGGTAAAAATTGATAATAGCCTAAAGCTCCTTCGTTAGAAATTTTTTCATTACTGTTTCTACTTTCTGCAAATGCTGTAAAATTTAATAATTTAGTAAGTTTTAATTCTACTACAGAGTTATCCATATCAGGTGTAATAATTCCTAACGCTGTAGCTCTTTCAATTTGAGAAAGTAAAGGATTAACTGAATTATTTTTATCTAATAAAGCATATCCTGGAATATTTTCAAATGCGTTTAACTCAGAACTACCTGCAAAAAAAATATCTCTTACTTGCCTTAACCTTTCTCTACCTTTAGGAGTATCTTCTTCTTGAGCAAGTGTTTCTTTAAGCATCTCATCTTTAATACTTTCTGATACTGTTTGAGTATACATATCTTGATTAAGATTACTTGTAGGATTAAGACTCGCAGATAAAGGATCAAAAGTATTTTGCATTTGTTTTTCTAAAGGACTATTTGCTTGTTCTTCAAATTTATCATCTATTAAACTGTTTATATAAGATGTATTATCTGAATTTAAATTATATAAAGAAGCTATCTTATTTTTGTATTTATTAACTTCTTCTTTACTATTAAAAGTTTGTTCTGTTATGCTAAATTCTATAGCTTTAATAATAGCTTTATCAGTAACATTTAAAGCTTCTTTCATTTTTTCTTCAATAAGAGGTAAATTTTCTTTAATAGCAGTTTTATTTCCTCCTGCTTCTATTAGTGTATCTCCTATAGTACTAATAAAAGCTAATTTTTCTTCTACAGTAAGTTTTTCATAATCAAGATAAAAAGCATCATATGTAGATCCTGAAGAAAAATAATCTTTATCTTTAGCTTTTATTTTATTTTTAATTAAATTATAAGCTGTCATATTTAATTCTATTTGAGTATCTGTTGCATTAATACCAAATTCTTTATCAGTTGCTACATTAGTTAATAAAGAAGCCATTTGTTTAAAATCAGATACAAAATTTATAAAAGAATTTCCTCCTTCTTTTTTTTCATTATTATTTCTTTGTACCCATAATTGATCTATCATTTCTTGAGGAGTCATTGTCACATTAAGAAAGCCTGTTAAACCAAAACCGCCTACTCCTTCAAATACATAATTTTCAGACTCATCTAATTTAGGAAATAAAGAAGCATCTAAATTTCCGCTTTCAATATTAATCATATAATTAACCATATCTTCAGCTCTTGGATTTTTTAACATCTCTGATGATGTCATTGCGTCTTTTACAATAGGTTTATAATCTATAGTCATATTTTCAAACATAGCTGTTAATTCTTTTACATCTATATTATTAAAACGACCTTTTCCTAAATGTAGTTCTTGTGTTAATTGTTCTATAAAGCGTTGTTTAATAGGCCCATCTTCTGCTTGCAATAAAAAACTATAATCTCCTATTTCTTGTTTTACTGCAGTTCTATCTCTACCAAAACCAAAGGCAGCAAATAAATCTTTATCCCAACCGTAGCTATTAAATAATTGTCTAGCTGCTCGATTAATAACATTTCTAGAAGTTCTACTGTGATTTTTAATATGTGTTTTAATATTTGCATCAGTATATTCTATACCGCTAGTTAACTTATAATCTTTTGCTTTGTTCATTTTTTCTTCATATAACTCATATAATTCATTCGCAGCCCCACTATCTTTTAATTGTTGTATATAGTTTGGAGGAAGTATTTTTCCTGTATCTTTAAGTTTTGCTTTTTCTTGTTCAATTTCTCTTGCAAGTAAAGCTTCTTTCCATTCATAAGAAGTATAGTTATTACCAAGCATTTTTTGATGGTCTGCCCAAAACTTAGTACTTGCTCCTATTTGAGCTTCTAATTTATTTATATAACCTTGTCCTTCATCTACTAATTTTTGAGCGGCTATAGAGCCTCTAGTATTTCCTTGAGGATCTAAAAGAGTTGTTAAAACTCCTTTACCTACGTCTTTAACTGTATCTATAGTTTTACTTAAAATACCCATTATACTTCCTCTTTACTTAGTAAACTTTGTTCTTTAGGTTTTATGTCTTCAGTTAGTTTTTCTACTTTACTTTTAATAGCTACAGGAACTTGCGAGGGAACTACTTTTTCTTTAGCTAAATCTATCATTTTTTCTAACTGAGTTATTTTTTCTTCAGAATCTGGTTCTTCATCTTCATCGTCAATACGAGGCTCAACGTCTGCCATATCTGCAAGAGCTATTAAAATATACATAGTAGGCTCTACAAGCAATAACATTAAATCAGGATTATATTGTCCTTGAGCAAAACCTTCAAACAATATTTGTTCAGCCATTTCTCCTACTGGAAGACCTTCTCGTAAAGCGTTTACTATAATATGAAATATTTCAGGTTCGCAAAGTCTTACTAATAAATCATCTATAGCAGGAGCAAGCTCTGTATGTACTGGAGCTTGTTCAAAAGGTAAAGGTTTTTCTGGATCGTTTGTTAAAGACTGTCCAGGAATAGGCTGTTCAAGACTTGCAAGATTTTCTAAATCGTTATAAGTACCTTGTGTTTGGGGATTTATCATTATGCAGTTCCTGTTGTAGGTTTAAGACCACCAAATAATTGTTGGCCTTGACTATAAGATAAGTAAGGCGATTGTGTATTTGTAGCTAGGTTCATTAAAGGAGCATAGCCCTGTGAAGAATCATAAGAGCCTACTGATTTTGCATAAGACTTAGTGCCTACTAAATCTGCTTCTTTTCTTTGTCCTAGAATTTTATCTAATGCTGTTTCTTTAACTTGTTCTTTAGCGTTTTCTTTTAATCCTTCGCCTATATCTCCAAGCATTGCTTTACTGCCTGATACTATTTTTTGACCTAATGTTTTTTTAGTTACAGGTGCAAAAATTTCATTGCCTCCTGCTCCTACTTGAAAATCAGCAGGATTAAAACCTGTTTTAGGTACTATATTTGAAGTAGGTTTAAAACCTAATTTAGTTTTCATAAAGTCTACACCGTTAGTTATAGTTTCTGTAACGCTTTGAAAAACTTTACTACCAAAACTTTTAATAGCTGAACCTGCTGCTTTTGCTCCTGACATAATAGCCGAACCTGCAGCCTTTACTCCTGTCCAAACAGCAGAAGCACCTGTAGCTATAGTATTAGCAACAAAAGCACCTGCACTACTTATACCTTTTAGTATTGTAGGTATCATTTGTGGAGCTACAACAGCTAACGCAACTGCAGCTATAACTTTAAAAGCTTTACTTTTAACTACTTTTTTTACTACCTTGCCAATACCTTTGACAACTTTTTTAATACCTTTAAATATTTTGCTAAAAAATCCCATTTTGTTTTCCTTTTAATTATTATTTTTTGTTTAAGGTATAACAGTACTCTTAACTGTTGGGCTACCGCTACCACTGCCGCTACCACCTTTAGGTTTAAAAATATCTAAAATTCTACCATAAAAATCTCTTCTGTTTGTATTTTGATTACCTGCAGCATTAACTGCCGCATTAGCATCATTTACAAGAATTTGAAGTTTAACAGCGTTATCTCGATCTAAACCTCTTTCTTTACTTTGATAAACGTGTGAGGCTGTGTCTCTAGCTTCTTGCCATAAGTAAGCTAACTCTGCAGTTCCTAGATTAAAAGCGTTCATTGTATTCTGCATAGCTATAGTATTAGCTGCTGCAGTATTAATAGTGTTAGCGTTTCTTCTCCAAGCTACGTTAGAGGCTTTAACGGCTGCAGAGTTTGTAGCATTAAAAGCATCTCGTCTATATTCTAATTCTGCATTTGTTTTATTTATGTCTGTTTCAAGTGCAGCATTTGTTTTAGCTAAGTCAGCTTCAATACCTGCTTGAGCTGCGGCCCTAGCATTAATTGCTGCATTATTACTTATAGTCATTCTGTCTGCCCTATCCGCATTACTTAATTCTACTTGTTGTGCAAGTGAAGCCATAAATTGATTAGTTTGATTTTCACTAGCAGAGTTAAATTGTTTTGCTGCGTTAGAAGCAGCTTGATCTGATAGTAATACTTGATTTTGAAATTGTGCTGTTACTACTGCTGCTTGTTGTTTGTTACTAAGATTAGCCATATCCATAGCTAAAAAAGATTTTGCGTTTTGACTTCGGGCTTGTTGTAATAAAGTAGCATTTTGCATATTAACTTGTGTAGCTATAACTGCATTTTGTATTGCAGCCTGCTGATCGTTAGAAGCTTCAGTTAAACTTACTGTTTGCATAAATTTACTGTTAGATAAAGCTGTTTGTTGGTCTGCACTAAACTGTGCCATATCCATCTGAAATACATTACCTGCGTTTTGCAAAGCTGTTTGTTGACGCATCTGTGCGTTAGCTAATTCTTCTCTAGCTTCTATATCTCTTGATTGAGCTACACTAGCCTGTATAGCCTGTGCGTTAGATTGAGCAAGAGGAACTGCTGATTGTATAATAGCATTAAATAAATTATCTCTACCTACAGTAGAAGCTGACAAACCACGTTGAGCTAACATTTGTTCTACAGCACTTACTGCTGGGCCTGCCCACGTAGGTATCTCTCCATTTTCCATACCTTTTAAAAGACTATCGAGTTGATTAGATACTAATGCTTCTTCTGGAAGATCACCAATCATACCGCGTTCTGCTTCAGTTAAACTCATTAAACGATCTTCAAGAGCTTCAGGATCATTACCTAATTCTTCTATAGCTGCTTCAGATATTCCTGCATTACGTAATTGTTTTTTAGCTCTAGTAACTCTAGATAATGTAGTACCTGCAGCTTGAGCTGCTGTAGCCATAGCTTCAGGGCTTACTGTACCTACTACTCTTTCAGCTAAAGCTCCTTCTTTAATTTCTACATCTGCTCCTTCTATTAAAGGAGTATCTTCTACTTGAGCAGCTTTAGCTAACGCTTCATCACTTACTGTTCCTGTAACAGCTTCAACTTTAGCTCCTTCACCTATTAATGTAGGATCTACTGTAGCTGCAGTTATAGGTGCTTGTGTTCCTGCTCTTGTAGATGTACCTGTAACTGTAGGATCTATTGTTACTGGGCCTGCTACTCCTGCTACTGCTTTTGTTCCTTCATCAATAGTAGTTGCTGTGTCTACAATAGTTTCATCTACTTTTTTAGCATCAGGTATTACACCTGCTTTTGCTGTAGCTTCTTTAGCTAATGTAACTTTATCTTTTGCTGTAGCAGCAGCTTTTTCTGCTTCAGCAGTATTTACAGCATTAGTTTCTGCAGTAGATTTAGCAACAGCTTCTATGTTTGTTCCTGGAGTATTAGTAGATCCAGGGCCTTTTAAAGGTGCGCCTCTAGGAGATTCACTTTGTGCTATTTGACCATCTGTTCTACCACTACTAAGATCAGGCTCTTCAGAAACTATAGATGGGCTTGGTCTTGTAGCTGAAGCAGAAGATGTTCCACTTTTTCTAGCTTCAACTTCTTTTGTTATTGCATCTACTGTTGACGCAGCTTTACCTGCTGGTCTTGTAACTGGAGCGCCTACTCTTGCTGGCGGAGTTACTGCAGGAGCGGTTGTTGTAGACTTAGAATCTCTATATTGCTGTAGTGCTATTTGATATTCGTCTTTTGAATCGTAGTTTCCACGTTTAGGTTTACTTCTATTACCTTTTATTTCTTTAGGGCCTCTGCCGCCTACAGCATACTGAACTCGACCACCTTTGCGATAGTCCATCCTTTTAGTCTTATATCTTTTACGCGCCATATTAATTCCTAGTTAGTTTTAACTTCAAAAAGCTTATCAAGTTTTGTTTCCAGTTTACTGAGCATACGCATCACACGATCCATACTGCTTTCCATTTCGTCTTTAGTTACATAAGTCCTAGCTACTTCTTCTCTAGTCTTGTTTAAGAGTACGTCAATTCTTTTAAGCTCTACAAAGTTCTGTCGAATACTATAGACTACAGGAGCTATGACTAAAGTTATAAGTATGTTCCAAGTTTCCATATCCATACTTTTTTACCTATAGATAGTTGATTAACTATTGTTAGAAATATAAGTATTACCAGTGCTAATTGCTGTGGTGTAAGATGATTTATCATCACTTGCCCCAGCTACATCTGGCGTATCATCATCTGAATCTACTGGTGCATAAGCCAAGACTGTAGATAAATGATCTACGTTTGCTTTTACTCTAGCGTTTGCATCGGCTTGTGTAACTCCCGCAGATAGATCGGATGCGGAAACATAATCTGATGCTGTGCCATTGGTATTAATATCGTTAATTACGGTGACGCTATCGGTTGCCGCGCTTAACACTTCTGCTACTGTTTGTGCCATTGTTTTATCCTTCTAAGGTTGTAATTCGTGCGGTTAATGCTTCAATTAATGTGTTTTGTTCTTGGATGGCTTTGACTAGGATAGGTACTAATGCTCCTTGTGCAACTTGTTGTGTTCCATCTAAATCAGTATTCCAAAGGTTATGTCCGTTTGCTACATCTGAATGTGCATCAATAACTGTTTTAACTTCTTGAGCTATAAAACCGTGATGAGCTTTACCTGATCCGTATACTGGATCAGAAGAATCTGCATCATACTGAGGTAAGCTATTAGCAATAGCATTTTTAGCGTTCCATTTAAAAGTAACAGGTCTTAAAGCTTTAATAAAACTAAGACCAACTGTTGAATCTGCTATATCTTTTTTTAGTCTTAAATCAGAAGCAGCTGCCCAAGAAGTATCTGAACCATCTAATGATAAAGTAGCATTACCAGCAGATGTACCTATTCTGACTGTGTTAGTTCCTCCTCCATTAATATTGCTGCCAATTACTATTTCTTGGTCTACATCAACAGCACTATTGCCAACATTGTAGCCAATCATTGTATTAAGGTCACCAGTAGTAATATTGTCTCCACACAAACTACCTACTGCCGTGTTCTGTGTACCTGTGGAGTTATTAAATAAAGCCTTAGTGCCTAGCGCGGTATTGTTAGATACTGTGTTGACTTGTAAAGCTCCCCAACCCAATGCTGTGTTACTACCACCAGTTAAGTTTGAAAGCATTGCATTAGCACCCACGCACACGTTTCTTGTACCTGTGGTGTTTGCTACTAAAGCGTGATAACCAACTGCTGTGTTCTCATCTGCTGTAGTGTTTGCTGATAAAGCACCATAGCCTAAGGCTGTATTTAAATCCCCAGTTGTATTAGCGTCTAAAGAAACAGTACCAACGGCAGTATTTTCGTGTCCTGTGGTGTTTACTGCTAAAGAATTATAACCCACCGCAGTATTATTATTTGCAGTAGTATTCGCTCCTAAAGCAACATTACCAATAGCTACATTTGTTATTCCTGTGGTGTTTGCGTCTAAGGCATTGGCACCAACTGCTACGTTTAATGTTCCTGTGGTGTTTGATTCTAAAGCACCTTGACCAACTGCTGTGTTAGATGCACCTGTGGTGTTTGATAATAAAGCCACTCTTCCAACTGCTGTATTAGTGTTACCTGTCGTGTTTGCTCCTAAAGCATCTCGACCAACTGCGGTGTTATAACTTGCTGTTGTATTAGCGTCTAAGGCATTGGCACCAACTGCTACGTTTTCAGTACCCGTGGTGTTTGCTCCTAAAGCATAAGCGCCATAAGCTGTGTTACTATCTGCTGTGGTGTTATCCTCTAAAGCTGTGTATCCTGTTGCTGTGTTGAATGAACCAGTAGTGTTTCTTCTGAGAGCATCAACACCTGAAGCCACGTTAAAGCGTCCAGTAGTGTTAGTAGTTAAAGACAGTTGACCAATTGCTGTATTATAATCACCAGTGGTGTTTGCTGTTAAAGCAGATACACCAACGGCTGTGTTGTTAGAAGCTGTGGTGTT